GTGTACTTGATTTCTGTGACGTCACCAAAACGAGATTTAGCACCAGAACCATCGCCAAAACCGCCATCATTAGCACCTGTTTTGTATTCTTCGTTGATGACAACAGGTGTAGCGTTGGTTTTAACTGAAAAGGCTTTAGCGTTTTCTTGTACACCGTCCAAAATCTGGATTGGTGACAATGCACCAGAGAAAGCAGCTTGTACGCCGAAAACTGTTGATAAAATACCAGCGTACTGTGTTTCATAGCGACGTGTTGGATTGTTTAAATTACTTGACATGTTTATTCTCCTTTCGATTATTTGCCATAGCTATCAATAATCGCTTGAAATGGGTCAACACTCCCATTTCCACCAGCCGATGGATTGCCATTAGGTACGATTGACGGATTAGGCGTATTATCTTCTTCTGGCTTAAACAAGTAAGCATCACTTTCTTTCAAACCGTTAATAACATCGTCCAATTTAGGTTTTCCGTCATCGTCAAGCTCAATCTCATCAACGTTAATGAATTTCATTAGGTTTTCTGGATTGTAAGCGTTAGTGTCTTTCAAAGCTAAATTGATAGCGTTAACTTTTTGTGTCATTGCAAGTTCTGCTTCTGCATCAGCTTTGAATTTGTCGTATTCAGCTTGTAGCTTGTCAAGCGCTTCTTTCTGTTCAGCACTTGTATTCGCATCAGTTTTCAACGTTTCAATCTGTGTTTCAGCATTTTGCAATTGGTTTTTAAGACTGTCTCGTTCTTGCGTGATAGTGTCTAAAGCTGATTTAGTTTCATTCAAATCCTTGCCGTGTAAAGCGAAAACTTCTTTAGCTTGTTCATCTGTCAACCCAAGATTGATTAAGTCATCTTTTGTAAATGGCATTTTGTCCTCCTAGTCCTTTTTGTAGGTGGCTAACCCCCACCACAAAGGTAAAATCGTATTTACTTTTTCAGTTTACATTGAAACGATGCGGACTTTTTACCGTTTTCAAGGCACAAAAAAGCACCTAGAAAAATCTAGGTGTTAATACAAACGTTCTCTTGTGTAATCTCGATGCAAGAAATCATAGTCATCAACATATGCACGTATCTTACTTTGTAAGCTTCGTAACTTAGCACGTTCAGACGTCAACAGTTCGTCATCATTTAGCTGTCCTGCAACGTGTACACGCTCTTTTTGATTTCTAATAGCACGTTCAAGCGCACGCTGTTTCGCTTCAATACGTGCGTTTTCTTCTGCTTGTTCGGGCGTTAAGTCTTTCAGATATTCTGGGTCGTCTGGTAACTCGTTAACGCCTATAATGAAAGGTGTTAAATAATGCCCGCAATGCACGCCTAAACATCCGCCTGCCGTACCATAGCCGTAATCTTTTAAGGCGTACACTTTAACGCCTTTTTCAGTATGTTCTTCACCCTCAATTGTTACTATTTTTCCTTGTATTGGTGCACACATTTCTCTTGCTGTAGCTTTCTTTGAGTAGTAATAAGTATCAATACCCATTTCCTTAGCTGGTGCTGTACGCATTTCATTGTAAACACTAAATGTTGTCGTTTTGATGATTGCTCTAGCATACGCATCAGCTCGCCACTCTCTACCGCCAGCATCGACATAGCCTGTAAAATTCTTCTTTTGCCATTTCATGATAGTGTCACGAATAGCTTTATCAGATGATTTAGTGCCAGCTACCACTTCTGCCACGCTTTGCTCAATAATTGACTTGTATGTCTTTTGAATTGATTTTGGTAAAGTCGTATTAATCAAGTTTAAATCACTAATAGCTTGCGAGGTGTAGGCTTCTAGGCTATTTATAACGCCGTTTCTAACAGTTTCACCGGCTTTTACGTTTAAATCCTCTGCTAACTGCTGTTTTGTGTCTTTGTAAACCTTTAACCCCTCATTTTCAATGACATCACGCAACAAATCCTCTGCAATTCCTGTACGTTCGACAATAATTTGCAAATTCTCTTCGTTGAGCATGTGCATATCATTTAATTTCTCTAACTGCCAAATGTACGGATTTTCTTGTAAGTCAGCACTACCACGTTCAATCAAACGCTTAATCATATTATCAAAGAGTTCTTGTTGCATTTGAGCGTATATATCGCTCACACCTTGCATTTTAAGAGAGAATTGTTGGTCGTTTAAAACAGGTCTCTTAGTCATCGTCTTCCTCTATTTTATTTTTGCCATAAATTGCTAGCTCTGCATCATTTTCTGGTGGTAATTCGCCGTTGATTTCAGCTAAATATTTTTCGGCTTCTTCTTCTGTAACATTCAAAGTTTTTTGAATACCTAAACGTTGCGGAGCAAAGCCAGCTGTAACCATCTGCATCCAATAAGTCAATTCAGCGTTTCGGTCTGTGAATACACCGTCATCAAGATTGACTGAAATATCTTTTAATTCCGGAATATCACCGTGGTACAATCCAACGACTTTCCCGAGCTCGCAAATAGACACACACAATTCTTTGATTGATTGCTCGACTAAAGCAGCAATGCTGTTGCGCATTTGGTATGTGTCGCTATTCTCGCTAACTACCTCTGTGGCTGTTTTCATGCTTTTACCATCAAATGAAAACATACCTGCCGAAACACCGATTTGCATTTCAAATAGTTTTAGCCCCTCTGAAATCGCTATGATATAGTCGTTTGAACGGATAGGTGTTGTTAAATCCTTAATTGCTGTAGCATCCATGTTCCCGCCGCCCAATTGTGCATATACATTCTGTTCTACGTCAAAACGACGTTTAAACGTGATTGTACCGTCTTGGTTTTGAACAGCCATTTTTGTCATCTGCTCAGGAATGATGACACGGCGTTGACCCATTTTAACTTCCCACATGAATTCATCATAAGTGCGATTGATAAAGTCAATTGTTGTTTTAGCATTATCAAAGATAGATAGACCAAGCGGACTGTTGATGTCTTTGTTGTTCATTCCTGGAGTCTTGAGATACGTAAACAATGGACGTGATAAGTCTTTAAACATTGTGACTGGCTCAAGGTCTGGATACAATTCAGACAAGTTCACACGTTGACCTAATGCGTCGCTGATGTCTGACTTGTAAAGCTCGTTAGTAATGCGATAAAAGCTCTTATCTTTCGTACTTCCTTGCTCGTTTCCGTCCGCTGTCACCCACTCATGAAACTCTACAAGCGTGTAATATACGTTTTTTCTGCCCTCTGATTTAATTGTTTTAGTCAAAATAGCTGCATTCGACACATCTTGCGTATTTGATTGCAACGGTAAGAAAACAGGCGCTTGAACGAATGCTACACGAATTCTGTCGCTATCTACATACGGACGCATGGCAAGACCACCCAACGCCAAACCGCTTTCCAAATAGCGCTCAAAATTCTTATTAAAGCGGTCATTGTCAAGCGTGTAGCTGATAAACTCATCAACTGATTTGTTGTCCGACGTGATTTCCGCCTGCTCGTTATAAACCAAGCTAGCAATCTTTTTCGATGCTGTTCGTGCAATCGGCAAATGGTTAAACTTGCGACGTTTCACATCACCCTCACTGTTAATATATTCGACGTCATCAAATTTAGATTGATAGTAAGTTAGATTGTGTTGAATACGACTGTACTCCTCTTGACTAACTGCAATTTTTGGATGATCAAGAATACTGTTTAAATTTGAAGTCTGCATGTTATACCTCCCACGATTAAAGAAATCTTTCACTTTCTGGATTAGACCCATAATGTCCTCCTAACTATTTCCGACACGTAAGCCAAGAATTTTAGCATTATCCAAGGCAAAGTATTGCGAAACGTCGCATGTGTGGTCGTCTTCTTTGATGACGTTTGGATTATCTGACTGTATCGTCTTTTCATCCCACCGATACATGCGATGCTCTTCGATGAATACCTTATTAGCTTCTGTGTCTAAATAATAAAATCGTCCTTGTGCAAGCAACGACTGAAAGCTGTCAATCATTGTCACTTTTTTAAGTTTAGCGACTGGATGCCAGCGAATAGCAAAATCTAAATACATTTGATTTCGCAAAGCACCCTCAGCGCTATCAATTGTGTATTGCAAGACTTGTACTTTGTACTTATCCACAACCGAACGAATAAAGCTGTGGATATCTTGTGATAACTGGCTAGGTGCTTTCTTAACAACTTTTCCCGCTGGTGAATAATAATACGTATCAAGCAAGATAACATTACCTTTCGCTGTAATCCCAAACGCACCGCACGCTGTTGCTGATTGCTGATGACCGCCATCAAGCGCAAAGGAAATACCGATTAATCTATCATCGCTTGGCAAGCTATCCAACGGATGAAACGTGCTCATGTTATATACGTTGTTACCAAGTCCAAC